GATGTCAGTCTGTGCAACCGACTCATCAACCTGGACGATGAACAACTGGTTGGGATCGTCAAGCACGTCAGCAGTGATTTCTCCCTGCGTGATGTTGACCGAACCGGGGTAGTAGTTCTTCCAGGTGGGCTTGCCGGTGGTGGGATCAATGTAGTTACAACCATTGAACACGCCAACTGCTGCCGTATGGGTTGCGGGTGCAAACTTGACGAGATAACCGTCATAAACGGTCACTAGGTCGCCTTGGTAAATCGCGCCAGACTGGTTGTCTGCGATCAGGTAGCCATACTGCTTCTGAGCACCTGTTGCGGACAAGTTGCCGATGGGGCGAAGACCAAAGGGCTTATCTACGTTAGCCATTTGTCTATCCTTGCATAGGTTTAGGTTTCAGCCGACTCGCGGCTGCCAAAAGTGGTACGAGAGCGACGCTCAGGAGTACCGATTCGCATCGTGTCATGAGCATTGGCCTTCAACATTTCATTGTCGACGGCACGTTGTTGATCTCGGGCCCGTTCTCGGTAATACGCAGTTCGCTCACTGGCCGTCTCTGTTGGGATTCTCGCGAGCAACAAACTTCCGACACCAATGGTGCCAGCGTGTTTGCCGTCGTCCATCGACGAGGCATGATAGTCCGGGTACTCGTCAGCACGAACCAGTTCATACCCCTCGCGGAGTTTGGCTGCAACATTGCTTCGATCATCGAACCCATTAGCTTCACGTCGAATCCAGCGATGTTGGAATCCTTCGGGAGCGGGTGGAGCATCCAGTTTGGAAGGAGGTGCCCAGGGACGGCGACGCGTGGACTTCTCGCGCGTTTGCGACGCACGGGTTTCACGTTTTAATTTAGGCACCATCGGTGCGCTATCGTTGGTCTGCATTTCATCCATGATTAATCCTTCACGTACTTGGCATATTCCTCAAGCGGAACGCCCAGTTTTTTGGCAATGGCAACTTGACTTGGTGTCAGCTTGACCACGCGGCGTGCTGATGTGTTAACCCCGGACGACCGGGCAGCAGGCGCAACCGTTTGCACGGGTCGGTTGGCTCTGGGCGGATTCATGTTATCAGAGCTATTCTGATTTGTGAATCGATGTGGAAAAGATTCCTGCATACGACGATCTAATTCGTTGTAGTACTGATTATTGCGTGGCGAAACGCCCTCAGCAATCAGATCCAAGTGAATCGCGCGCGCCGCAGCCGTCATAACCTTGTCTGCGCCGAACCACTCATTGCGCTCGGCCCATTCTTCAGCCCGTGGATCAATAGCCGCTTGCTGCTGCACCGCTTGTTGCTGCTGGGCAAGACGTTGAGCCTGCTGCTCCCAGGCCTGCTGTTGAGCAAGCTGCTGCTGTTCGTAGGCTTGACGATGCTCTTCGGCAGAGGCTAGTCGCTCCTGCTCTACCGTAATGGAAGTCAAACGCTGGGTGGCTTCGGTCTCAGTATCAATGTCGCCTTCTTCACGCGCTTTCTTAATAATCTGCTTAAGCGCCATGACCTGCGTTTCGATACGACCCTTGGCCTCGCCAATACGCGCACCATCGGTTTGAACAAGGCGCTTTTCCGCCTCCGCAGCACGCTGCTGAACTTGCTTGGCGTATTCCAAGGCCGCTTGCTCACGGCGCTCGGTTTCGCGAAGTCGCGCAGTCAGCTTGTCAATGCGTCGCTTGACCTTGTCACTGTATTCGTCCAAATCCTCCGAGGAAGTTTCCTGTTTGGGCGCAGCAGGCGGAGCCTGCTCTTGCTCAAGCTTTGCATCGGTGCCGTCTTGATTTAACGACACCGTTGCCGGATCTTCATCTTCCCCGAGCTTAAATTCCAATTGCTCATTAGCCATCTCTAGGCTCCTTACATATGCAAGATATCTTGCGGATCGTTGATAAGGCCGATGACCTCATCGTCGTTGATAAACCGGATCTCTCCGCCATCGATTGGAATGCGTGCGCCCGCGTAACGGCCAAACACAATCCAGTCGCCCTTTTTGCACCACGCCCCGGCTGGGAACTTCTCGCCATCGGCATAGGCCAACGGTCCAAGTTCTAAAACATAGCCAACGGTAGTTGCAAGCTGCGTGCGCTTTTGTGTCTCTTCCGACAACACAATCCCGCCCTTGGTCTTTTGCGCGCCTCGATAAGGCAGAATCGCAATGCGCCATCCCGTTGGCCGTGGCAAACGGTTCAAGACACCTGGATCAAGGGTATCGGGCGAGAACTTGCCTTCTTCATCATAGGCATCATCAAGCACAGGCACACGGGCTTTTTCCTGCTCCTGCCACTTGCGTTCTAGCGCGGTCAATGGTCTTTCTTCAACGACTTCCATATCGGACTCCTGGGGTTAAAAATCTTCGGCTTGCCACTGTTTAATTTCTTTCTTCACTAACTCTTCAACCATGGTCAAGGCTTCAAGACGTCCGATAAGAAAACGATAACGCTCCATGTTTTGCACGGAACCGTTCACAAGGAACACCTGCGTGTCCTCACGAAGCTTTCTGATTTCTTTCAGTATGTGTTCTACAAAATTAAGCATGGCCACAGTCCATGAGAAAAGCAGGCAGATGGGCTCTGCCTGAAAGCCTTATGTTCAATAAATCTTAACAGGTCGGTTGCCGTCCTTCTTCTTCACAATCATCACGGGCCCCTGCACACCCTTAGCCAAGCCCCCTTCACGCATCTTGCGTGGTTTACCGGCCTGGGCATAGGCAATGGCAGCAGCCTGCTTAATCGCATCGCCCTTGTTCTTGGGCTTGCTGGTCCCGATGCTGCCCGTTTCCTTGTACTTTTTGATGATCTCGCCAATGTTGCTTGAGATCACCTTCTGACTCTTGCCTCGCTTAAGCGGCATTTTGATTTCTCCTTTGATTCAGGGCCTGCACGTTCTGCGCACGGCGCATATTGCGATCCATCATGCTTGCTCGCTCACGCGCAACTTGCGCACGCTCCTCGGCAATGCGTTCTTGCGACGCGATCCGAGCTTGATTCGCCTGCATAGTAGCCTGCGTGCGCTGTTGTTCAATCTGCAAGCGCTGACGATCGATTTGTTGGTTGGCCATGTCGCTTTGTGCGCGGATCTTAAGCTCTTGCTCCTTCAACGCCACAATCGGATCGGGTCCCTCTTCGCCTGCGCCCATCAACTGGTTCTGGAGCTTACGTGTTTCCTCCATAAACTGCGCAACACGCAACGCGACCATCGCCTCACGCTGTAAATCCGACACCATGCGATCGGGATCCGTGCCATAGGCCATAAATAGCTGGGCTTCGGCGTCTTCTTCAGCTTTTAGCCTTACATGCGACAAAATATGCTTCTGTAACTCCATGGCTGACATGGGATTGGCCTGCAACATGGGCGAAAGACCCATCATCAGGTGCGCAAGGATGTGCGCATCGTGCTGCTGGCCTGCAAAAGCACGCAATTGCATGCCATCGAGCACATCGGCGTTCTCGGTTGCGGGATCCTTGGGCATTTGTGTGTTTTGCGGGCGCAAAATGCCATCAATATCGCGAACATTCATCGCTGCATAGACGCGGTAGTACGCTTCGTACATGTTATGCATCTGAGGCGCGCTTTGTGCGATCTGCAACTGCGTCTGTGCAAGTATCATCCGGTGCGCGGTGCTGAAAATATTGGGATCAGCGACCGGCTGGATCGAAATCAGGTCATCGAAGTCCTTACGCTTGATCGAGCGCCTTGCGCCAGGGACATCGTAAGGGTACTCATCGGGCAGATATTGCGAAAAACCATCAGCCAAGAGCTCAAACTCAAGCTTTTGCGCGTAATGAAGCCGTTTGTGGATCGCAGACATAACCTGCGCCCCACGCTCGAGCAATGCAAGCGTGGTTCCGACCGCTGCCTGCTGATTGCCGTCCCCAACTTGCATGTCGGCAACGCTGGCAAGACGCTTTCCGGCGTCCACACAAAAGCCAAGTAGCTGAAAAAGCGTCTGCGAAGGCTCTTTGTAGGGCAAAGGCAGCATGTTTTGCTGAATATCCGCCCCACCCACGTCAATATCACGCCATTCACCGGGTTGGATCGGCACATCGTCGTTCTCGATCCGTGCGCCTTTGGCCTTAAAGCCCGCTGGAAGGTTCGAGAGCGTGCCTGCATCCAACAATTGGCGCAGCGCCATCGTTGCTGTCTTCGAAAGACTGCCAATCAAGTGGACAAACCCAAGGCCATAGGCTCCCGGGCCTTCGATCAAGAGGTAATGAACGAAATAATTGCGCCTGTTTTTGAGTTTATCGCCCTCTTTCCAGTTGCGACGCACACCCAAGACCTTCTTTGAGGCGTCATCAAGCGTCACAACGTAGGGAAGTTTGATGCCTGTTGGCTCACCCTTCTCGTCTTTGTCCTCAAAACCGGGCAAATCCAAGTCCACCTGGAATTCCAAGAGGAAAATCTCCTCTGGATCACCGCTTTGTTGGATCCCAATCTGCTTATCTACTGAATATTGAATGCGATTGGCGTCTGCTGGAGCTTGCTCCGGGTCCACTTGCACATCCAAATACTCACCCGCAACCACCCGTTTTCTGAATTCGTTGGAATCCATCGGGATGCGGTGTGTGATCCGTGGGCATTGGCTCATGACGCTTGATCCGTAGTACGGGATAAACAAGTCGTCTGCCAAGACAAGCTTGGAAACCATGCGTCCAAGCTGAAAATCGTAGTACACCTTTTTAAATGCCGAGCCGCCGTAGCCTGTGTAAAACAACAACTGATCAAACTCGGGCGTGTACTCCTTCATCACCGTGGTGATTTGGTAGTTCATGAAGTCCTGTACGCGCGATGCCTGCTGCATCTTGTCGATCGTCTCTTTGCCCAAGACCTGCGTGCGCACAGGACCACCTGCTGGCATGAGCTCTTTTAAGGCTTGCGCCTGGAACTGCACAATCGCCTCGGTCAAAAGCGGGTGGGTCGCACCGGCTGCTCCTCGAAAGGGCTTGGTCCGTTCATCAAGCCTCAAGCCTAATAGCTCAAGGCCCTTGGCATAAGTCATCTCCCAGTCCTGGCGGCTCGACTTATCGACCTCGAACAACGCGCTTAGGTCAAGCGCAACCCGCTGCAAGACGTCCTCTTCAAGGACCGGGGCAAGGTTGTCGTAGAAATCAACCGAGTCTTCTTCCTCAATCTCAACGGTTGCACCTTCCTCGTCAATGACGATTTCAATGTCCTCGCCGTCATCGACCTTGATCGAGGTCTGCGGCGCTTCGTAGAGGGCTTTGTCGATGGGCATGTCTAGGCCTTAACGTGTTTGGCGATTTGCCTCAAGAGCATCTCTATATTGAATCAGCATGGGAGTCAAGTACCTATCCGACTCCTGAATAGCGTCGGGTTTAACGACTTGCGTTAAGAAGTCATAAACCTCCTCGTCGTAATCTACGGGAGCGGTATTGCCTGTTTTTGCGCCATTGCCCTTGATCTGCTCAACCACCCGATAAGGCGCATCTTTGCTTCCGTGGTTAATGACCTGGATCGTTGTCACAGGACGATTGCGGGCATTACGCAGACTATAGATCTCGTGTGTCCCTTCCTCAAATCCCTTGGTGTATCTTGGGCCGTAGCCAGCACCGCCTAGCGCATAGCCTCCCACCGAGTGGCCCACGTAGGCCCCTTCCGGTATGGTTGCCTCTAAATCTTCAATTCGCTTCCATGCAAACCCAGGATGCCGCTGATCTTTATCAAATTGAAGCAAAGGTTCACTGACGCCCTTGCTAAAGATGCTGTCCGGTGCTTTACCCGATTCCACCAGTTCCTTAATCCGTTGTCCTTCAAACTTTCGGTCAATTTTCTCTCGGTTAAATTTTGCAGATCCTACTACCGCGTCCTCAAACCGAATCTTATCAATCTCTTTGGGACTCAGTGTAGCGAGATAGTCGGCCATGTTTTCTGGATCCAGGATCTCTTGAAGGGGACCCGGTCTTACCGCCACGTCGTACAAGATCTCACCTTGATCCAACGCACGGCGAACGTTTTCAGGAACATTCTTCGTGGCCTCTGGGTCTCCTGACAACTTGGCCTGAATAAAATCATCCAGGTTATGGAGGTAGCCGCTGTAGTAAGGCTTACCGGTATCCCGCGCTGAGGTGAGAATCATCGGCTCTCTTACAAAATTCACAAGCCGTGGATCAAGGCCCTCGGCCTCAAACGCTTGTCGCATCTGATCATTAATGCGCTCAACCTCTGCTCGATACAGCGGATCCGATGTGTAATAGCTCTGTGGTATGAGTCCCGGCTTAAGACTCATGGGCCTGACATCAACCATCTCGTCGTATCCCTCAGTCACGTCCATGACCGCCCGAGGATCCTTTGGATAAAAAATGGGTCGTCCATATGCATCCATAACCGGCTTACCGGTTTCTTTGTCAACCTTATATTTCCCTTCTCCGGCTGCTTCAATCGCATACTTTCTTAGGTTGCGCATGTCATGCAAAGCAAGATTGCTAATGCGCCCCTTTTTGATGGCATCAAATATCGGATCTTTTTCCGTGCCCAGTTGCGTTGACATATAACGACGGGCTTTGGTGTCAAAGAACTTTTGAACGGCATCGGCTGTATTTACATCGCCGATACTAAAAGCGGCACTTTTACCTTGATCGATATATCTATCTAATGACGACTGAACGTCTCTGCCGCTGGAAAGTTTAACCCCGGAGAATACCGTGCCCTTGCCGTATGGACGCACCGCTCCCGCCATAGCTGGCCCCATGGCAGCGAGCGCTGTGGCAGCATCACCTGCTGAGGCGGCAACTTTTGCCGGTATGGCCGCAGCGGCCTGCACAGGCGGCATATTGGCAATGGCCTGCCCCGTCCGATACGCCTCAGACCCGGGAGCCGTGGGACTTGCGCCAAGGATCCCGGACAATAAATCCCTTGCAGGTGCAGCAGCCGGGAACATCGACTCCTTGCCCTGCGCTCTTGTTGCAGCAACGGTAC